ACCTCTATTCGCTCCTTTTTTGGTAGCTCGTTCTTTTGTTCCTGATTCGAACCATTTCAACATATAAGCGCGTGATCCCTTTTTGCGGCGGTCGATCAAGTCAACCCGTGCACCGGACGCATTGCGATAAACCGCTACGTTTATTTCATTCTTTAGAGGTTTGAAAGATGTGCCATTCTTTGAACTTCCAAATTCCGCATCGTTAACAGCAGAAACTAAATTTTCCTGCGCCTGTTTACGAATGATAAGAATCGACTTTCTAAGAGCGGACGAAATAGCCCTTTTCGCTTCTTTATCATTCAACCGTTTAAGCAACTCGTTTACTCGCGTTGCATCCACTTCGACGCGATACAGGTTTCGCCCGGTGTAATTATCACTCATTGATTACCTCCGCTTCTATAACCGTCGATTGTTGCTTCCGGTCGTGATTAATAGATAAAATCTTGTACTTTTGACCGTCGTACTCGATCCGCATTTTAGCGTTGATCTCTTTGCAAATACGAATCATTATCGTATTAACGGTCGTGTTGTATATCTCGCCGTTAGCCTCCTTGCGTGCACCAGACTTAAAACGGATGTATGCGCGTTTATCGAATACCTTCACCCAACTTTCAGACGTACCGCCCAGATTATCCCGCTTTGATTCGCTACGGTAAAAGACGATCATTTCGTTTAATAATCCTGCTTGCATTATGTATATCGTTTTAAGGGGTGCAATAACAGTTCTACGTGTCCCGGAATAACTTGCGGCGTGGCAAATGTTACCGATTCACGATTTGCGTAGTAATTCGCTATGAGTATGCGGATCGCGTGCCAGATACGCCGATCTATCTTCGCGTCCTTAACGTATGTATCTAGCGGATTATTTAGATACGCTTCGATAAGAAGTTGAACGGGTTCAATAAGTCCGGTTATATATGCGTCGTCTGTGTCGAAGTCAACGTTTAAATGCGGTTTGAGTTCTTCGAGTGTTACGTATTGTACCATAGTGCATAAATTAGAAAGGGCTAGAGCCGAAGCCCCAGCCCTTTAGTGAATGATAATAGATCGTTTAAGCCGTTTTCTTCTTTGCGATGGCAAAGGCTTCTGGGCGAGCTACAACAATATCATAATCAGTATTCAACACAAAGTTTACGATATTACTTTTCGCTCCGGTGTACGGGTCTATAACTAAATCCATATCGCCGAACTGACCGATAGCAGCGTTAGAGAATACACCAAATCCGATAGAATCGGCGTCCATGTAGTTAGTAACGAGAACCGGATAGCCATTCACCATGCTGTTTTGACAAATCATTTCAGCAGCCCCCGCCGCTTTTGGAGTGGACTTCAAAGCGCCGTACACTTTCGGGGTGCAAACATAGGCGGCTGTACCGTCCGTAACATCTACACCCGCATCCATCACGGTAGATTCAAGTGAAACGACATTCGCAAATGTCAAGTCGTTTGTATATTCAACACTTGGTTTTGTTTTAACAAATACCCCATTACTTGCGCCAGACAATGCAGTTCCCGAAAACATCCATTTGTTCAAAGTACGAGCGACACCAAGCGAAATTTGTTTCAAAACAACATCCTGCAAAGAGTAGTTCGTTTGGTTGATCGCACGTTTTGAAACCGGGATAGAGATAGATACACGTTTGGGTGAAGCCTTGATTTTGTCGATGTTCAATTCGGTATCGGTAACCGTTACATTTTCACCCTGAATTGTTGCTTCAACAGCCGCCAATGTCGGGAAAACAAGATCGCCCACAAGTCCGCTCTGCATCTTGATACCGAGCTTATCAATCATCAAACCTTTTTCTAACGGTTCGATGATTTCCCCGATTGTAACAGGAACCATGCTAGCCGCATCGGTTGTATCTGTAACAGTCATCGCACGTTCTACAACTTTAATACCGCCTTCCGATACTACTCCGTTGTATTCTTCCAAAGAACGATGATTTACGACATCAAAAACAGCCTGTGAAAACAACACGCGACGGTCTGACACCAAGCCCGCGTTAATATCTTCAAGCGCACGGCGTTCGACTTTCATTTCCAAAAGTTCTTTCTTTGTTTTTAACTGTTCGAACTGCTCTTTCTCGTTTGCGTCTAGCGCTCTTTTTTCCGCCTCTGCTTTATCCAACATAGCGCGCATTTGCTCTTTATATTGAGCAATAGTTTCAAATTCTTTTCTCATGTTTTAAATTGATTTGCGTAAATTATTTAGTTCATTCAAATAGCCTTTATTCTCGCCGGACAACTCCGCTATCGCATCGTCCATACTTCGTACTGTTACGTCTGTACCATAAAAAGCAGGATCAACAACGGGAGATATATCGGAAATCCGATCAATCATGTGTACAGTACGAAGTAACAACCCGTCTTTCATTGAATAGGAAACTTTCGTTTTATCCTTTTCATTTAAAGCATACGCAAACGACGAACCGAAAATGTCACCGCGTTTAATCATTTCTACGGCGAAATCTCCGTCGGGAGTACTAGGAGCCTCAAACCTGTATTTAAGTCCGTAGTCGTCAAGTTCAAGCGACAAAGTACCCGCACCGCGATTAGAACGAGCTAACAATCTCTGTTTATTATGATCTAACAGAGCTTTAACATCACAATTACGCAACAGTTCTTCTGTTATAGCTCCCTTCTCGATTACTTCAACAAAGGCACGTTGCTTTTCTCTATCAAACAATACACGGCTTTCTTGTCCGAATACAACCGCGTAACCTTCGATTATTCTTCCGTCTCCAACTTTGGGAGTACCTAGCTCTGTATAACTTCGTATTTCCATATTTTACAAATATCGTTTTACTATATGTTTGTTTACTCGTTCTTTGGTAGCTCTACTTTTTGACTAGCTGTTTCGATTGGTTGAACGTTGCAGGAAATAAATACTTTATCGCCTCCTTCAATGGGTGATTGATCCACACGTTTACGGGCTTCATTGATACTAAAAATTCCAGCTTCTTCCATTGTTTTAAGATATGTCGCCTGTGTAGTTAGATCGGTTTGATACAAGCAAGCCAAATCGAATGAAATTTTGTATAAATGAGCCACCGAATTAGGGATTAGTTTATAATTAAACTCTGCCTCGATTTGTTTCAATATTGGTTGCAGGGTATCAGTTAAAAAAGAAACATTGCTCATTTCAGAAGCCTTGTAATTAGTAGATTGTCCGGCAAATACTTTATCTGGGTGAACCCCGTAGAATCGACATATATCAAGAATACTAAACTTCTTTGTTTCCAATAACTGCGCATCTACCGGATTGATAGAAAGTTGATGAAATCCCACATCGCCGGGTACAGAAATAATGTCTCTCCCTGTATTTAATTGCTCCTCGATGCGATCTCCAACTGTAGAAAGTTGAATATCTGTCATTCCCGCTCCGGGTAAACCTCTATTTGTCTCTTTTGCACCAGAAACAAGCCCCTTTATTTTACTTCCATTTTGAAAGGTTCGCAAATTCTGATTGTCGGCGCTTGCGGCTATGGAAAAAATACGGCTAGCGTACGTTATAGTACTCACCCCTGTATACCCACCGTCCAAACTATTGTTTTTAAGATGGATTATTTCGTGGGGTTCAAACCGCCCGTATATCCGGTTGTATGGATCGGAAATAATATAGGCATCATTCAATTTATCATAAGTAACTGTATTATTTGCGCATAATACAAGCTCACTGACACTACCGAACTTTCGACGAATAACGATGTAGGCGTTTCCTTGATTTACGATTTGAACAACCATATTCCTAACAAGCTCGAAACTATTCATTCGACGGTTAGGCATACGGGTTAATATCGAATACAATTCGTTTTCTTCATCCGGTGAGAAATAACCGTCCTTTTTTCGTTTTATGATAAGCGGCAAAGATGCAATAGTCCCCGAAAGAATGGAAGTACATCTGTATGCGGCGGATAGTTTCATCGCTTGATTGCTGTTATGTACGTCTATTGGCTGACCGGGCAACGATGGTAATCGAGTATTTATCGCCGCATCTTTATCCGTCGTGTTTGTCTCTGCATTTAAGGCGCGTTCTTGTGTCTTTGAACGTCCCGTTTCTAAATTAAAAGATAGTTTCATTATACCTCCATGTTATTAAATAAGTAGAATGTCATTAGGTTTGTTATCGTCGAATCAATCTTCGCGTTATGCGTTTTCTTGACTGGCTTCTTATTCATGTTCCGATCTTCGTCTAACACTGCGTTTCCAAAGCAAAACGGCGTTATTGGATTAGGGCTAAAAGTTAGTTTGCTCCGGTACAAAGCGAGTTCAAAAGATTCGATAGGACTTGTAAACGTTCCGTATGTCTGTTTAATGGGTTTAATATATTCACTTGTACCGCCTACGGAATAAGTAAGAAGGTTCACAAATTCAGCCGATTTATATGGATCATAGCCAACTCCCATAATTTGCAGATATTTTGCACGTGCAAGTATATCGTTTACTATTTGCTGATAGTCGATAATATCACCATCGCAAAGAATCAGATAACCCGCTTTCGCCCAACCTTCGTAGAGTTCCCGATTCGGATGATCTTTCAAAGCTCCTTTCGGAAAATAATAATCCGTGTGCGAATGAAAAGAGCCGCTTTCTTTCGAATAGATATTATAAGTAACCGAAGAAAAGTCGTCTCGTACGGATAAATCAACCGCCGCCATCGTTAACGGATAAGTACCTATATTCTCAATTCTAATATCTTTGAATCGTTCTTCTATCTGCTTTGCCTCAATCCATTTTGTTGTCGAATCAACCGCAAACACATTAAGTAACTTTGTTCGAAACTCTAGTGCGTCCGGTGCGCTATATAAAGCCTTCTGGTATGCGTCGATATAGAAATCTTCATAAACAGTTATACCCATGTGCGGCTGCACCTTGCGCCACGTTGCCGGATCACCTTCCTCGTCGTCTATATCCGGCTCAAAAATGTGCGCAAATATCGAATCGTTTTCGATCTCACCACGTAGGATTGCTTTATACATTTTCAACATCTCTACAAACGGCGCGGTTTCTTTGTCCGAAGCGGTCGTAATAACTACGGTTAAAGGGTTGAGCCGTGCGCCCATCGAAGAAGTTAGTACATTCTTCAACGCGGCGCTATCGGCTTGCGAATACTCGTCTACTATTACCATGCTTGCGTTAAGTCCGTCTAATTTATCCGGGTTAGAGGCAAGGCAACGGGCAAAAGAGGTTTTTCCCTTTATGCGATTATATATGATTTCTCGATTAATTTTGAAGTGCCTAAACTTCGGATCGAGAGACTTTAAAATATTACGTATTTCATCAAAACAAACTTTCGCCTGATTATATGAGTTTGCAGCAACGTATGTTTGTGCATTCGCATCACCGAACAACAAATCGTTAATCGAAAGACTCGCAACGCTTGTTGTCTTACTGAATTTACGCGGGACGAATAAAAGAGCTTCGCGAATCAAACGTTTATTTGTTCCAGACTTGTAAAACGCGAGAATATTAGAGAACTGAAATACCTGTATCGGAGTCAGTTTATATCTAGTCTTTCCCTTTGTGCCGGAGAATTTCAAACGCTCGTAGAACGTGACGAACTTCTTTACCTCCTTGATCCGAAATTCGTATTTATCGAGGAAAACAAAGAAGCGGCGAACGGCTAGCAACTCGTAAAGATTGTGCGCGTCCGGATCGTTAATACAACCTTTGATATACACATTTAGTCTTTCGTCTGCTTTATCTAGTCCATACGAATCAACATCGATGTTTTGCAGATCGGCAACAACCGACCGCTTTAATGCTATCAGTTTATCCCTATTCTCCTTCTCCATCGCGATCAATCTTGTTTACTTCGTTAATCAAATCGTTCACTTCGTCGTCGTCAGATGCAGAAAGCGTTTGAAAGGTCAAACCAAGTTCGCGTAATTGTTTGCGCGTTGCTTCGAGCGCATCGAATAAAACTTTGAAAGCAGGATGCGCCGTAAGTTTATCATTATTTTCGCGGGACACTTCTTTCACGTATGACTTCATACGCTTCTTTGAAATGTCGTTTAGTGCAATTTGAAACGCCATATATGAACCTGCGCAAAGAGTTATACAGAGGTCTAAATCTTCCGTATATGTTCCCTGCGATTCCATCGCGGCGCGAATCTTTTCTTTTATGTCGTCCAAATCACACATTTTTGTAGGCTTTTTGCATATAGG